CCTTACACAAGGGCAAACCTGAGACATAGAATAACAAAGAAACCAATAACCTTACGATTGGCAAGGACATAATATGGCAGGCGAAGATAAATTATCACCAACTGGACTCGAGAAAATAACCTATAAGCAAATAGGTTGGAATTATATTCTGGACAGAAACTTTGACATTATCAACAATACTTTGTCCAAAGTTGGCAACCTATTAGATGTGGATATGACCAGAGTAAAAAATGGTGTGACTATCGGATGGAACGCCACAACATCGAAATGGGAGCCGATGTATCCGTTCACGTCATCGTCCACAACGACAAGTTCCAGCTCGACGAGTAGTTCGAGTTCATCAAGTACCACAACGACTACCCCATGATGCGCGGTTGCCTTCTCTCCCGCGCATCTCGCCAGAAGCGGTCCGGCCTCCCTACCGGATCGCTTCTTCTTTTTTTATATTTATCAAGTTAGATTATTGACATAAATTTTATGTCATGTTAAGTGGCACGAAATTCAACAATCGTAACACAAATTTGAGGAGGTAATCTTATGATGAAATGGTAATTTGATTCGTAAAAGAAAGTGATTGCAGTTACTTTTTAAAATTTAACATTCGCATAGGGAGGCAGCTTTATGGCGAAGAAAATTTTCCGGAGATCATTATGAAATCCGGAATCTACACAATAACAAATCTTGTAAATCAAAAAGTCTATGTCGGTAGTTCCACGAATCTACATCGACGAGAAAAAGATCATTTCAAGAAATTATCCGAAAATGTCCATCCAAATACTCATCTCCAGAATGCAGTAAGAATTTACAATATCAATAATTTTATTTTCCAAATTATTGAATTGTGCGAAATCACCAAATTACTCATACGCGAACAATGTTATATTGATCTCCTTGATTCATATAGACTTGGATACAATATGTGTCCTATTGCAAAATCAACTCAGGGACGCAAACATTCCGATGCGGCAAAACTTAAAATATCGCTAGCCAATACCGGAAGGAAACATCCCGGATATGTAATGTCAGAAGAAACTAAAAAGAAACTTTCTATTGCGCATAAAGGCAAAAAACTTTCTGTAGAGCATCGTCAAAAAATAAAAGCAAATCTTTTCACCAGAATCGTATCTGATGAAACACGTAAAAAATTATCACTATCGAAAATTGGGAATCAACACACAAAGGGGCGGATATTACCTCAGTCACAACGGGATAATATTAGTAAGGGAAATATAGGAAAGCATAGCAAGAAATATAACAAAAAAGAGAAGGAGGCAGTTAATTAATGGCTAATATTGCTATCTTAACAAATTTTCAAGAATTCAATGAATGGTACAGTTTAACAGGAATAGTTTCAGATCAATGTAGGATGCTTACAGAATACGGTAATGAAGTCTTCCTATTTGTTAGTGAAAGGTTTAATGATAAAAAAAATCAATTTACCAATCCCAATATACACGTAATCAAGGCAGTACCATTTGCGCATTTAAAAGATTATACATCAATTAATGATTTAACTCCTGAACATGATATTGTCGCAGATAAGGTTCGCGATACCTTAATCCAGCTTTTTAATCAATATAACATTGATACAGCATTCAGTCACGACTGGTGTTTCACGGGATGGAATCTACCCTATGCACTTGGCGTTCAGCGCATTAAAGATCAGCTCCCAAACACAATTTGGATGCACTGGATTCATAGTATCCCTTCACGATCTTCCGACTGGTGGATAATGTCCAATTACGGACGTAACCACAAACTGATCTATCCTAACAAGACAGACATAATCCGCGTTGCCGAAAATTACCGCACCGATACATCATCTGTTCGAGTCATTCCGCACATTAAAGATTTGCGCATAATGTTTAATTTCTCCGAAGCAACGTGCAAGATTATCGATGAACATCCCGCGCTGATGCAAGCCGACATTGTGCAAGTCTATCCGGCTTCATCTGACCGGTTCGAGGCGAAACGTGTCTCTGAAGTCATTCGTATCTTCGGATATATTAAATCTCTCGGATTCTCAGTTTGCCTGATGATCGCTAATCAATGGGCGACGACACAAAAACATTACGCCAATATTGCTGAATATAAAGAATTGGGCAAAAAATATGGATTGGAACCAGAAAAGAATTTAATTTTTACTTCAACTCTCGAAACAACTCAATCCGTAAATCACTATCATGAACATAAACTGGATATGACAATGCCAGTTGGCAAAACAGATTACAAGGTTGGCGTACCATCAAGCATTCTTTTCCAGTTAATGCAGTTATCGAATCTGTTTATTTTCCCTACCGACCATGAAACTTTCGGCCTTGTTCTTCCGGAAGTATCCCTGGCGTCCGGCGCATTGTGTGTTTTAAATCGTTCCTTGCAGATGCAAGCGGAGGTATCCGGTGGCAATACCCTATTCTTTGATTTTGGTTCCTTTACCAATCATCACAATAGGCCCGATCAGGATGAATACCTCAAACAGATCGCCATGGTCATTATCGGGAGAATGCAAGAGAATGACGGTATTCTGACGCGAACATTCATGCGCAAGAAATACAATTACGACTCGCTCTACGCAAAATACTACGCACCGATCATGGCAGAATTGAGGTTATATACGAATGGCTAATAACCGCCTTGTTTACCTCTATGTGTCTAACGGTTCGGCAGATGTAAACCAGATTCCGAAATGGTATTCAAATCTTCAAACCCAAGAACCCTTTGCACATCATTTCCAGGACGAAGGGTTCTGTTTCCTGTTTCATAAACTTCTGGACAATAAAATCTTTGACGAAATTCTGGTTGTCATTGAATCGAACAGGTCTCCCGGCTCGTTGCAATTAAGACCGAACATGAAGATTCTTGTTGTTCCGCACATCAATAACCTCAAACCGTTTCTAAGAGATACGGATATTCTATGGGCGAGAGGCGGTTGGCGATCGTGGTTCCCGTTCCTGCAAGAATGGCATGATTATGATCGCTGGCTGCTTTTCTACCGCGCGGCAAGTAATCGAGGCGCATGGGAATTTTGGGACATTGTTCTGGACGATCTTATTACTGAATGCGACCAGGATGCAATCGGACGCTTTTATTATCCGATCAACAAACCGATTCACCCGGACGTTTTCTTTCCCATGGAAATACCCAGAAAATACGATCTGATGATAGGCGCAAGTCACATTCACGATAAGAAGGGACAGTTTAAAATGATCCCCATTCTTATAGAATACCGAAAAAGATATGACACGAATCTTAAATGTATCATGCCTGGCGGCATGAAACGAGGAATTGGCACATCGTCAATTGAGGCAGCAATTGACCGTTTCGATCTTGATATTACAGTGACCGGCATGGTTCCGCGATCAACACTGAGCACCTACTACAACCAATCGAAACTTTTCGTGCATTGCGGCGGCGCCGGCCAGAATGATCGCGGGCCGCTTGAAGCAATGTCCTGTGGAACACCGGTGATGTTGGCCATGGAGCAATACCACGCCCCATGTATTCGTTCTGACAATACCGCCATGTCCTTCCACATTACTCCTGATGAACCGGCATTGGCAGTACAGCAAATCAATCATGCCATGAAATTAATTGATGAAAATTTCCACAGTGCGACACACAGGTATTACCAGTCAGTCAATGGCATCGATGAGGTTGTTTATCCGCGCTTTGCCGCATTGTTTAGGCGTATCTTAAATACATCACATACCTACCGGCAGGGATGGTTTGACGACTTGCTCGGTAAATCCAGGAGGAAAAATGTTACGGAAACCAGTAATGACAAAAACAATTTATCGTGATCGTAAAATAGGAGATTATACTTATGGACATCCTAAAATTCTTGGGGAAGGTACGGTCGAGATTGGAAAATTCTGTTCATTTGCCGATGGTATCACTATCCTGCTTGGTGTCGATCACAGAACCGATTGGGCAACCACTTATCCTTTCTCAGCAATCTTTCCCGAAGCGCAACACATTATCGGACATCCCAAAAACAAAGGACCGGTCATTATCGGCAATGATGTCTGGATCGGACAGAATGTTACAATCTTGTCCGGTGTCACTATTGGTAACGGAGCCGTCATTGCTGCTGGATCAGTTGTCACGAGAGATGTTGCTCCCTATTCTATTACCGCCGGAAATCCAGCAATCCATAAAAAATTTCGATTCAGTGAAGAATGGATTGACGCTCTTCAGCGAAAAATCAAATGGTGGGATTGGCCGATAGAGAAGATCATAGCGAACATCGAATCCTTGCTCCAGGCGCCGGGCGATCATTTGATGCCATTTTTTAAATCAAGAAAGGAGTATTTATGATTAGTTTTAGTTTAGCACTAGAAGAAGTAAAAAAAGGTAACTCAATTCAAAGAGTAGGTTGGAATGGTAAAGGACTTTTGGTCAGAGAAGCAGAAGACGGC